CAACCACGCACGGCGACGGAGGTGCTCGCCCCGGCCCCAGTGGACTTTGAACGGCAGCTCGAACCACGCACAATTCAAGAGGCCAAGCAACTCGCGGAGTGGATGTTTGCCGCGCGCCTGTTCAACGGGTACGGCAACGCGCCTGCGGTGCTGGCGACCATGATGGCGGGCCGGGAGCTGGGCTTTCAGGCGATTGCCTCCCTGCGGGCGTTCCACGTGATCGACAACAAGCAATCACTGGCCGCCGACGCGATGCGGGCCAAAGTGCTGCGGTCGGGTCTCGCCAAATACTTCCGCCTCATTACATCGTCCGACGAGGGCGCGACGTGGGAAACGTGGCGCGTGAACGACCCAGAACCGACGCCCTTCACCTTCACGATCGTCGAAGGCCGACGCGCGTATCCCGGCGATGACCGGGCATGGGCTAAAAGCAACTGGGGGGCGCGCCCGAAGGATATGGTCATCAAGACCGCCTCGGCGAAGCTGTGCCGACTAGTGTATGCCGATGTGCTGTTCGGGCTCTACGCGCCCGAGGAGTTGCGCGATTGAGTACGGACCCGCGCGCCGAGACGTTGCGCCTGCTGACGAGCATCGACGTGACGCTCAAGCAGATCCTGAGCGCCGTCTCGCGCGCTCCGGGGCCGGTCGCCTCCGGTCCCCGCATCGCGGACGATCGCGACCTGGACTCGAAGTACGGCGACCCCGCGGTCAAGTTCAATCCGAAGGACTGGAGCGGGGAGAGTTTCAAGGGCTCACCGATGAGTCTCTGCCCGCCGGACTTTCTCGATCAGCTCGCCGAGAGCTTCGACTACTTCGCGGAGAAGAATGCGGGCGTGCTGACGACGAGCGGCCAGCCGAAAGCCGAGTTCGACCGTCGCGCGGCCCGGCGGGCGCGCGGGTGGGCCCGACGCCTGCGCACGAAGGCCAACGGCGGGGCGCCTGAGCCGACCACGAACAGTGCCCCAGCGTGGACCGGGAACGACTGGCCGACGGGGGAGGGGTTCTAGATGGCCGATTTCAGGCCCTGCGCAGTGCCGTCCTGCCCCGCACTGGCGGTCGGCGGGGTGTACTGCCCGATTCATCGGTACGCGCAGCCAGCGACGACGAGCGCCATCTGTCCGCGCTGTCACAAGGGCATCGCGCGGGGCCAGTTGACACGGACGCTGCCCGGCGTGTGCCGGACGCTGATTCATGCGTGGTGTTCACTCGAGGCGCCGGCCGTCGTGCGCGCGCCGAAGCGGAAGAAGGCGAAGGCCCGGCCCCTGTTCGATGAGCCGACGCCATGAGGAGCGGTCATAAGTACGGCGCGGTCGCGACGGTGGTCGACAACGTCCGTTTTGCCTCGAAGGCCGAGGCGCATCGTTATCAGGAGCTGCGCGTGCTCGAGCGCCTCGGCGAAGTGACGGAGCTCGAGCTGCAACCAAAGTTTCCGTTGTATGTCTCGCTGATGGGATCGAAAACGGTCGCGCCGTGCCTCGGCGAGTACCGCGCCGACTTCCGCTATCGCTTCGGGCCGCAGGGGCTATTGAAAGTCGAGGACGTCAAAGGCTACGAAGTGCCGTTGCAACGGTGGAAGCGGCGACACGCGGAGATCCAATACGGGATCAGTGTCGAAGTGATTCGGATGCGTCGGGTGAGGGGGAGGTGATGGCCGTGGACTGGTGGAACATCGTCTGGGGGAACTAATCGATCGGGAAGACGCGCCATGCGGGCACGCACGATAGAAGTGCGGGGCTACACGGTTACTCAGCGAGACCGAGGGCGAACCCTGAAGCGCTGCGCGCATCCGGTGAGCGATATACCGGAGACTCTCTCGACGCTGGAGCCCGGGGAGGTTTACGTGATGGCCCCCCGGTCAGACTCACGCCCTCCCGGCGCTGACGCACACGGCCGTGCGGACAAGCCTTCCGGGGCCTATCGGGGCGAGCCGAAGTGGTGCCGGCCAGGACGCGCGGGAGCGGGACGCAAGAGCCACGCGGAGGAAGCGGGGAGTGATGTTCACTTCCGGTGCATTTCAGGGAGGTCTGTCTTCATGGACGTTGAACCCTTTACCGCACGGGTGATGGCCTTTCTCGATGCGTACGACGGACTCTATGAGCAACATCGGGGCGTCGCCTACTTCGGATCGCCGATTCGCGACTATCAAGCGGCGTGTGCGCTCTGTCGCAAACTGCCACACGAGGTGCTCGTCGAGCTCGCGACGGTGTGTCTCTTGAGCGATGATCCGTTTCTCCATCAGGGGACATTGACGATCGGGAAGTTTCGGAGCCGGGTCAGTTGGTGCGCGGAACGGCTGGCGGCGGAGAAACAGAAACGGGGAATGGCGTGATCTGCGACCACTGTCGCGACCTCGGGATCGTGGTCATCGCCTACGCCTCGGGCGAGGCCGACGACTACGCCCTGTGTCTCTGTCGGGCGGGGCAGGCGTGGCGCGTCGATCGGAACCAAGGGCGGAAGACGAATCCGCTGTGGCATATCTGGGCCGCGCAGATGGGCGTTGATCACGATCGGATCGGGCTATTGGAGGAGTTTTTTCCGGGGGAGGCGCCCGCGTGGTTTCAGGAGGTGCGGACGGACACGGGCGTCCTGCTGGCTGCTGGCCGCACGCGGAAGTGACAGCGCACTCCGCGCCGCACGTGCCGATTATGTTTTGCGGGCCGCGTGAGCGCGCAGGAGGCGTGAGATTGAGAGTCACCGATTTCAAGCGATGCGTATCCGACACGCACGAGCCGATCTGGTATCTGCCTCGCGATTATAAGGAATGCCCTGTCTGCGCGCTTCATAGGCGAGTGAAGGAGTTGCGCGAGGAGCGCCTGTTGGTAGGTGTACTGCTGGAATGGGCGAAGATGAAGGCGGATCAGTTCATACGAGAAGCCGGGTCGGTATCGCAGAGGGAGCGCGGTGGGTACGACGCGCTTGCGCCTTTGCCCGATCCGGCTCGTTCTGGCGCCGTGGACGGTGGGAAAGTCGAATGAACACCAAGCCGAACGACCAAGGCAGATCAGAATCTACAGTCGCTGGGCGTCTCCCCGTCGTTCCCCAGGGGACGCGGCCGGAACCTTTGGTATGGGAACTATATACTTGACTCCCTTGACGCATGGTGCTAGAATCCTCTCTAGAAAGTGAGGGTTTGCGATATGCCTACCGGGCTTCTCGGTCAACGGTTCAATCATCGGCACGCGGCCGGCGTCACGCGGTATCAGGTGGACCGCGCGCATCGGGACCATGGCTATTTCGAGTGCGTGGCGATTCGTGGAGTCGAAGGGACGCACCACTTCGTCGGCGGCATTCAAGTATTCAGCCAGGAGGACATCCGCCACGCGCTGGCATTGGAACAGAAGCGCCTGCATGACGCGGCGACAGTGCCCGGATTCGACCCGACGCGCGATGGCGCACTCGCGCCCGGCTGTAGCGATAAGGCGGTGCGGTAATGCCCCGCTCGAATAGCAGTCACTTTGCGCTGCGGCAGGGCAATCGACGCGGAGAATGGGCGACGGCTTGCGGACGGAGCGTTCGGGAACGGTCACTCTCGACGCTTGAATTTGCCGAGTGGATCTCATGCAACGAGTGCCGAGCGGCGGCGCTGGCAGCCAAAGCGGCCCTGTCCGGTGACGATGACTGCCGCGAAGCGCAGGACAATACGCCCTCTCTCGGGCCGTTTGGGAAGTAAGGCCATGCCGAAAGCCAATCCGACCAAATCCGCAATCAGCACGTTCGACCTGTTCGAGCGGTTTCCCGACAAGGAAGCCGCCCGGCTCTACCTCGAATCCCGCCTCTGGCCGAACGGCGCGGTGTGCCCTATCTGCGGCTTGGGCGAGCGCATCACCATCCGGAAGGCTGGGTACTACCGCTGCAACCAGTGCGCGGAGGACTTCACCGTCCGCACTGGCACTGTCATGGAGCGGTCGCACATCCCGTTGCACAAATGGCTCTACGCCATGTACTTGCTCGTCACGGCCCGGAAGGGTATCTCCAGCCTCCAGCTCTCCAAGCAGATCGGCGTGACCCAGAAGTCGGCATGGTTCCTGTTGCACCGACTCCGTGAGGCGTGCGGCAAAGACCTCCGCAAACTCCAGGGCATCGTCGAGATTGACGAGACGTACATCGGTGGGAAGGAACGGAACAAGCACAAGGACAAGAAGCTGAATCTGGGGCGTGGCCCAGTTGGCAAGACGCCAGTCCTCGGCATGCGCGAGCGAGGCGGGCGGCTGAAGGCGATGACGCTGACCGATACCAGCGCCGAGACAATCCAGTCGCTCATCTACGCGAACGTCGAATATGGCTCGCATCTGCACACCGACGAAGCGCCGGCCTACGCCGACATGGACGGCCTGTTCTATCGGCACGACGCCGTCAACCACGGACAAGGCCAGTACCGTCGGAAGAACGTCACCACTAACAGCGCCGAGTCCTGCTTCGCCGTGATGAAGCGCGGCATCTACGGTGTCTACCACTTCATCAGCCCGAAGCACACCGACCGCTACGTAGACGAGTTTGCCTTCCGGCTGAACGAGGGCAACGTCGAACGGCCGACGATGGCCCGGCTGGACTCGTTCGTGAGCGGAATGGCGCTGAAGCGGCTGACCTACGCGGACCTGATCGCCAATTCGGAGGGTAACTAGATGGCAAGCAAGGGGATTCGAGAGGTTGAGGTCGCTATCGAAGCCGTCCTTTTGCAGCAGCGTGACTGCCTGCTGGCGGCCCTGAAGGCCATCGTAGAGACCGGTGACGATTGCCCTGCCTGCGACCGAGGCGTACTTAGGCATCCTGAAAATGGGCATTGGCCAACATGTCCCTTCGGCCACGCCCAAGTAGCTATCGCTGCGGTGGAAGGCAAGCTGTGAAGCACCATTGCCCGATGTGCGGCGAACAGTGGGACGAGGACGTGTGCGCCAGTTGCGGCTGGAAAGAGCCGCCACGGGCACTTTGGGCGGTCGTAGACACGGTTCTGAAGTATCGGCCGACAGCCAGGAGCAAGCCGGCCGTTCAGCGGAAGCGACGACGGACGATTCTCCAGAAGCAGCAAGCGAAGGGGAAGTGAGATGCACTCCTGTATGACGTGCGGCTGCGCGTGCTACTGCGGCGGTGACATTGACGATTGCGACGTTGGCGACCACTGCCGGATAGGTTGCGGGTGCCATGAGGACGAATCTGACGATGGCCCGGTCGAATGCCGCTGTGGCCGCGTGGCCTGCCGTGAGGCGTGCGAACAGTGCGGCGCTCCACTCTGCCCGATGTGCTTCGAGACTGGCGCCGGCTTTTGCGACCGTCATCCGGACGAGCAGTATCGGCCGCCCGAAGGCACCCACTATGCGGAGGGCTAGGCTATGTTCGGGAGTCAAGTATATAGTTCCCTTTGGTATGGCCACCAGCCGACGCGCCGATTCAGCACGCTCTCGGGCATCCTGTCACCTACGACTGGCTGACTCTAGAGTTTCGCTACGTGGACGGCGAAGTCATGGACGCTGCTAACCAGCGCCCTTGCGTGCAATGCGGCGAACCGGCGACGGCGGACGGTCACGATCCGTGTATCGCCAACCTTCCCGGCGTTGCATTCGCGTGCTGTGGACATGGCGTCACGCCAGCCTATGCAGATCTCGGAGATGGCCGGGTTGTCGAGGCCGTCAATGGTCACGAATTGAGAGCGGCGTTAGCGGCTGTCAGATTCTCGGAGGTCCAGCCATGACTGAGCCGGGAACTGGATGGCAGTCAATGGCGACGGCTCCACGAGATGGAACGATGGTGAGGCTCCAGCGCATCTATCGGGGTGCGCTCATTGCCGAAGGATGTGGATTTTTTGGTGCCGTCATGGTCGATTACGACGAGGGGCCTGACACCTATGAGCACTGTTGGGTGTCAGAGGATCGACGGCACTTTTTTCCAGAACCGACGCGGTGGAAGCCGTTGCCAGAGGTGGGCCATGACTAAGCCGGGGACGCAGTGTGATGCGCTGGTGCACTGCTGGCACGTCACATCGTCCACAACGAACGGGCTGGCGGTGACTGGTTACGACAGAGAAGTCTGCTGTTGGTGTGGGAAGCGCCGTAAAAATCATTGGCGCATTGTGAAGGATCCGGCGCACGGCCCGCATGTGGAGGACAGCAAGATTATGTCAGGCGTGAAGTACGACTATGAACCGAGAGGGGCGTGATGATCGACCGAGAGACTGAGCCGGGGACGCTGCCGGACAGAAGGCGGCACGAGCATACGAAGCGCGTCCCTTACTACCCGCAGAGGTCAGTTGGCGACGAGAGCGACTACCAATCACGCTGCGTCGAGTGCGGTGCGATTCTTCGCGATCCGCCTAATCGGAGGTCCAGCCATGACTGAGCCGGTGACGCTGCCGGAGATCGAGAAGAGGAAACGTCCACGCAAGCCCGATGGGACGTACGCGCCAGAGCCATACGACGTGGTTTTCTGGAGACACGTCAACAAAACGGAAGGCTGCTGGCTTTGGACGGCGACCGTCAGCCGCAAGGGCTACGGCAAGTTCAAGGTCAACAGGCGGACGCAGATGGCCTCTCGCGTGGCGTGGCTGCTGTGCGTAGGGCCGATACCTGACGGCCTCTGGGTGCTCCACCGTTGCGATAACCCGCCGTGCGTGAATCCTGCGCACTTATTCCTTGGCACCAGCGAAGACAACGTTGCTGACCGCGATGCGAAGGGCCGAGTGCGTCACGGCGAGACTCACCCGTGTGCGAAGTTGAAGGCGAGTGAAGTAGCTTCCATTCGCAGCCTGCACTCAGAAGGCGCCTCGCTGTGGTTTTTAGCAGGCAAGTTCGGGGTCACATCGGCCCACATCAGTGACATTGTAAACGGGCGCAAATGGAAACAACTCGCATGATCAACATGACGGACTCGGAATACGAGAAGGCGCTAGAAGAGGCCCGAGAACGAGGGGCCGCCCAGGAGCGAGCATGCCTCCATGCTGAGCCCGTAGACCTGGCCGGCATCAGGGGTGAGTGCTGGTACTGCTTCAAGTCAGGATTTGTCTATCGCAACAGCGGTGGCTACAACCTTTCGATGTGCGATGCCTGCCGTGATGCGACCCGCACGCCGCCCACACCGGAGGCTCAGAAGTGACGGTCGCGTGCGCGAACTGCGGAGGCTCAGGAAGTCTGCCCGATATGACGTGTTGTCCAGTTTGTGGCGGAGGAGGGCTCACGGTGCAGCTGGTTAAATTCGTGAAGTGGTTCCGAGAGACGAACATGGAGATGGGTTTCGGCTACGACCGCACGGCGTGGTTCGTCTACTGCCGGTATCGTGGCGATGCTGAGTGGGGCAAGCACTGCGGTCCGTACTCCACGTCTGAGCAGGCGCGAGAGTGGATCCTTGCCATCCGTGAGACGGTGCCGCGATGACTCCCCCGCCCTCTCCAGAGGCGCTGATCCAGCGGCTACGCGCGCTGAGTGGTGTGTTTGCTTCCGTGGCTGAACATCTGGCGGGTCTGACATCTGATGCCAGGCTTGAATACGGCCGGAACGAGCTACTAGCTTGGGAGCGCGATGGGGCACTGCTGATGACGGAGGCCGCCGATGCGCTCTCCTCATCCCAAGAGGCGCTCCGAGCCAAGGATCAAGAAATCCAAGAATGGCGAACTCGTTGTTGGAAGGCGAGAGATACGAAGCCCTGCGAAGTATGCGAATGGCCGCAACCGATCGACAACGAACACTTCATTTGCGAGTGCTGCGGATTCCAACCGGGTTACGACAGACCAGAATCGTTTACGTGGAATGGCGAGTGGTGGGCTGGCTGGAAAGAGGATAAACCGCCGCGTATTGTGCGACAACTCACGGAGGCGCTCCGAGCCGCCGAGTCGAAGCGAGACGAGCACTGGGAGGACCTTGCCGAGGTCGCGAAATACGAAGCTGCCGAATCAGCCCTCCAGGCCAAAGAGCAGGATGTCGACAGACTTTGTCGGCTGACTGAGGAATGGGAAGCGAAGGGTGCTGAATGGGTCAGTGCGCTCCAGGCCAAAGAGCAGGAGATCGCTCGTCTGCGAGCCGCGTTGAAGGCAGTCGAATGCACGGCTCGTAAGGATTGCTGGTGCGATCGATCCTGGGACGCATTCCAGTACGGCCATCAACGCAAGTGCCAATTTGCCAATGAAGTGCTCGCGCTGGCCTCGTCAGGAGCTGAGACGCCGTGACGGAGCGGCGCTGTCTGACGCCGCGCGAATACGCGGACGAACGCCGCATTAGCCGCAAGACCGTCTATCGCCAGATCCGCGCGGGGACCGTGCCGGCTGAACGCATCGGCCGGCAGTGGCGCATCTACGTGCATGTGCGCCCGTCTGCCGGCCTGAGTGCGGTCTAATCCAGCCCCTTCGCGATGTAGCGCCGAATCAGCTCGAGCACGACCCAGCGGAGGGACACACCCTCCGCTGCCGCGCGGGACTTGAACGCGCGCCAGAGTTCGGCATCGACGTTGCGGAGAATGAAACTAGCCACGGGTCACAGCTCCGTCATCGACGAACACGAAGCAATAGCCACGTTTTGTGGCCCCGCCTGCCAGAGCGCCCGTCCATTGCATTTTGACGCAGAGGGCCTGTGCGGCCTTCCGGTGCACCGCTTCGCCGCTCAGTTCGTGCGGGTAGGGAATGGTCACGCGGTTGCCGTCCAGGTCACTGGCGACGATGCGCGACCCGCGCCGATCCGTGGCCCCGAGATAGTGCGTGGAAATCGCTTTCATCATGCGGCCTCTTGGTTTCGCTGAGTTGAATCGGTACGGAGCCGACGTTCCCGTGCGGCCTGACAGAGCGCCCAATATTGCCGTTTCGATTCCGGGCTCGCTTTGCCGTTCAGGCACTCGACCTGTTCGAGCAGGGCCAGCCAGTCGCCTTCGTCCGCTCGCCCGGCTGCGAGTCGAACATGGAAGCGGATATCTTCGACGTGCGCGGTCTTCGCGTAGTAGGCGCGCAGTTCTGCGTCCGTCATCTCGGAAAGCGGTTTGCTCGGCGTGACCGCTTTCGGTTTGGGATACGCGCGTCCGCAGCAGGGGCAGGCGTTCATCGCGCACCCTCTCGGGTCTGCTGAACGAAGCGCACAGCGGTCTGAAGCGGGCCGAGAGCGGTCAGCATCCATGAGGGGAGTTCACGAAACCGCGCAAACACATCTTCGAGGTATTCGGCGCGAATCGATGGAGACTGGCCCGGCGCAGTAAATGTAGTTACGAGAATGCCTCCGTGTGCTCTGTTCACTCGGTAGGCATCGAACCTGTAGCGGCCATACTGACACGGCGCAGGCTCAGCGGCTTTCGCGGTCGCGTCGGGGCGTTCGCAGGCGACACATTGCAGGGCCACTAGGAACACACCATTGGCACGGTCGAGCGAGTCACAACGGGTCTGGAGTTCGGCGTAGGTTGCCTTACGTGGTCGGAATGATTTTGCCATCTGCTTGCATCCTTTCGAGGACAGCGTGATTTAGGTTTCCGAGTGTTAGTAGTCGTTCCAATCGTCTTCTGCCGTGCGCTGTCGCATGGGCGTCGGAGAGTTGCGGTCTAGCGTAGAGTTGTAGGTCGTTCGCTCTGTTCGTGGCGTCGCCAAGTGATCGCAGCTCGGCCTGTTCGGGGCAGAGCGAGCTGGTTCGGGCATGGTCTACGCCTCCCCCTGCAACCGGTCGATGAGCGCCCGAGCGTTGTCCAGCGCCTTCGGCATCTCCGTCAGCTTGCCGTTTCGATCTTCAAGCCCGGCCGCTCCAACGAGGTAGCGCAGCGCGTCCAACAGATCGGGAGCCGCCGCCACGAGGCGAGCGTTCGCGGCAGGCGCGATGCCCAGTCCGTGTCGATTTGTTTGCTTCATCATCGCGTTTCGCTCCTGTGTTCCGGTTGCCATGGGGTTGTTCAGGTCAGCGTGATTGCCGATAACAATGATTATAAAGATGTCTCTTAGGATGTCAAGCGGTATCTGCACTTCTTTTCAAGAAATCGATGGGACAGGATGCCCCACAGTGCCCCAGAGTGGGCCATGAAAAACGCAAAATCAACAAGTTAGGCGCAGAATGCTTGACACGATCGAGCATGATTCGATTCACCGACGCCCTTGCTGCTTATGCGGTCTGTTCGTCGACCATCGACTGAAGCCGAAGTCTCGAGCTCGCCAGGCGTACTGGCTGCGTCACAACCTGGACGGAACCCCGCACCTATGCCAGCTTCGACGGACACCGATTCGCCCGTCGCTGAAACCGACGCGCTAACGCATAGGCCGAAGATGGCTCGTCTCACCGACGAGCAAAAGGTCGCCATCCTCCAACTTGACAAACTCGGCAAAGAACAACTCGAAATTGCTCAACTGGTTGGCTGTCATCAGTCGAGCGTCTCGAGATGGCTCAGTCAATTCGTTGACACCTCACACGCCGCAAGAGCATACGCCCTCGGCAACGCCCTTCCGACGATGGAATCGGTACTTCGGTACGGCAAAGCTGCTGATAAGGTCAACGTACTCAAGGGGATAGGCGTTCTCACCGAGCAACAGAACACAGGACTGACCATTCAGATCGGCGGTACGGGTGATCTCAAGGTCGCCGTCCTGCTTTCGCCACACACAAGTACACCTCAGGGCGAAAGTGAGTGAGATTGCTCAAGTACAGACGCGGTGTCTGATAAGCAATCTTATGTTAACTCGACTAAGTACCTGAGTACGACGGACTTAGAGAGAAGTACACGAAGGTCTTCGTACATCGACGTCGAGCGACGAAGGAGCGAAGACACGCCCGGCTTCCGGCTTCCGGCGGACGACCCCGGCGAGGGACCCAGCCGGGAGCTGACGAGGGATTTGTTGAGTTTCTGAATGTTGTTCACGCGCCAGATCCGAACGCGGCTATCGGGGCTGGCGCTCCTACTCGGGGCGCTGGCCCTGTTCATCTTTGGGGTTGCCGCATTGCAGGCCTCCCCACGTTCGACAATCGTTCAGCGGTGGGTCTTTGGTTTCACTGCTCTTTTTTACGGGCTCTGTCTGAGTCTGAGGGACGCCACTAAGGGGCGTATTGGTGTCTTGGCTTACGTTGGGTTTTGCTTGATGGCTGTCGGTCTGGCCCTGATGATGGTCGGCGCGAAACATTGAGGCGCATGAGATGAATCCAGCCAGTGCGATAACCCAAATGCCGGATTTCCACATTCTGGTTCGGAGTGGGTGACATGGAACAGCTTCCATTACCAGTTAGGGATTCGCACGTGCTCGATCCGGCCGAATCTCGGCCGGCGACGGTGGTCAAGACGAGAGCAGGGCGAATACGCACGGCTGAGGTAGTTGACTACGGTCGAATCCAGATACCGGCGCCTCGGGTGTGGGGGGTGCGGCCTGTGGGGGCGGTGGTCACAGGAGCGACGTCGACGTAGAGCACAGATGAGCTGAACGATGCACTGTCAGGCGGGGGCGAGACAGGGAGCGACCGATGAAGCCCGATCTGCGGTCGGTGCTGGCGAAGGTGATCCCGGTCGAGGCGCGGCTGATTGAGCTCACGGACGAGCCGAACGACAGCCGGGACGCCGACCGGCTCGAGCCGGAGCCGAGTCTCGAGCTGGCGCAGCGGATTGCGCGGGCGGAGGTCTCATGGCTGAGAGCGTGGCTGGCGCGATGACCCGGCGGCCCGCCCGGCGCCGCGGTCGTGGTGGCAGTGTCCGGACACGGCCTTTGCGGTCACGGCGGCGGCGGAAGCGCCCAAGATGCACGCGCGGACGCCGCCGCGGGAACAAGAGCAGGCGTGGGCCGACGAGATGGCCCAGTTGAGCGCCACGACCCGTGAGCAGATGCGCGGACCGCAATGAGCGACCTCGCGACCGATCCGATCGGGACGCCGCACGAGACGGCCACGTGCGCGTGGTGCCCGTCGCCGCTGGTCGTCGCGGAGGTCGAACGCACGCGCGCCTGGGTCTGTCCGACCGACTGGGCGCGACAGACGGCACACGCGATCTTTAGTGTGCGCAAAGGCGTCCGGACGTGTCACTACGTCCCGCTCCCGAGCCAGTGTCTGCTCTATGAGACGCCCGCGCGCTACGTGCTCTGGGGCGGACAGGCGGGGCCGGGCAAGTCGCACGGCGTGCGCTGGTGGCTCTACGACCGAAGCCTCCAGACGCCCGGACACGAAGCGCTCCTCTTGCGCGAGAACTGGGACCAACTCGATGTGACGCACCTCCGCAAGATGGAACACGAGGTGCCACAGCTTGGCGGGCGGTTCTTCAAGAGCGACCGGAAAGTCGTCTTCGGGAAGGGCAGCGACGAGTCCATCATCGATGCCGGCCACATGGCCGAAGAAGGAGCCGTCACGCGGTACTTGTCGACGGAATACGGGGCGATTGTCGCCGACGAAGCGAGTCTCTATCCGGTCGCGCCCGATGGCACGACGCCGCTGGCGGAGCTCTCGACGCGCGCCCGCAAGGTCTACACCGACCGATCGGGCAACCGCGTGCCCCCGCGATTTATCCCGGTGACGAATCCCGGCGGGCCGTCCGGCGACTGGCTCCGGTCGATGTTCATCCGCCACGAACCCGACCTCGGGCTCTATCCGCAACTCCGCACGAAGTATCACCCCGACGAGTGGGTGTACCTCCCGGCTCGCCTCGACGACAACCCGTACATGGACCCCGCCTATGCGGATTCGCTCGCCGTCCTCCGAGGCTGGCGCTACCAACAGATGCGTCTCGGCGATTGGGATGTGTTTCCCGGCCAGTTCTTCGAGGAATGGGACCCCAGTGTGCACGTCAAAGACCAAATGGTCGATCCACGACGTATTGACCATTTCGTCTCGATGGACTGGGGCCACGCGGCGCCCGGCTGTTTTCTCTGGTGGGCCTGTCTGCCCGACGGGAGGTATCACATCACCCATGAGTGGAAATTCCATCGCCTCGCGGACCAAGACATCGCGGCGGGCTTCCATCAAAGGAACAAAACGTACGGCATCGAAAAAGTCCGCTACGTGGTCGTCGACCCCAGCCTTGGCAACAAGGATGGTCGGGGCGACAGTCGTCATGGACAATCGCGTGCGGAAACTCTCCGCCGTTTGGGACTCAACATCCGGTTGGGTGATAACGACCGACCCGCCGGATGGGCTCGTATCCGCGCATTACTTCGAGGGCACCGCGGAGAGCCACCGCACCTTACCGTTGCCCCTGACTGCACGTACCTGATTCGCTCGCTCCCGGCGCAGAAGTCTGACCCGCACGACCTCGAAGATATCGACACCGGCGGCGATGACCACGCCGCCGACACCCTCCGCTACGGCGCGATGAGCCGGCCGGCGCCGACGACGCACTACGCCCCGACCGTGAAGCTGCACCCGCTGCTCGAAGAGGCGCTCGCCGCCTCCCGCGCGGGGGTGACGCTCGGGTCCGAGTCCATGCGGAGGCACACATGATGCCGCTCCCCGGCTCGGCGCCCGTCCCGCCGCAGGGGCCCACGGCCCCAGCCGCGAAGCCCCCGCCGAAAGAGCAGCGGCTGACGCCCGATCAGGCGTCCGCGTGGCGGCGTCGCATTAAAGCCGCGCTCGAGGCCACGAAACCCGCGCTCGACGAAGGCAAAAAGAACATCGACCGCTACAACGCGCAGCACCTGGGGACCGTCACCGACAAGACCGTCGCCGTGCCGACGGACTTCTATTACATCGAACAGAAGAAACCGCAGCTCTTCTACCGCCTGCCCGACGTCTATCTGAAGGCGCTTCAGCCCGGGCTCGACGACGGCGGGGTCATCTTCCAGGCCGCGCTCAACAGCAAGATCGGCCCGGCGGGCGTCAACGTGCTCCCGAAGGTGCAAGAGGTCCTCTTCGATGTCATCTGTGCGACCGGCTTCGGCGCCTTGAAGGTGGGCTATGAACCGATCATTGACGGTACCAAGCCATTCGAGGTTTCACCGGCCTCTCAAGATCCGCTTACGGGAGCGCCAGTTGAAGCGGTGGTGGAGGAGGTCCCGAACATTATCGCCTCGCGCTACTTCATCGAACGCGGCGCCCCCGGTGACCTCATCGTACCGGCCGATTTCAGCGGCTCCGACTTCGATGACGCGGCGTACCTCGGCATTCGCTTCCGCGAAGACCTCCCCGACGGCGAGGTCCAAGGCAAAACGAGCGAGCAGGACGACGACCGCCGACTGACGCCGCTCCCCGATGCCGGGAAGACCGCCCGCCGCCATCAGCGCATCGGGACAGAACTCTTCTTCAAGGCCCGTACGTTCGGCTTCGCCAAGCATCCCGACGCGATCTGGACGTTCACGCTCTACGATGACGACCCGGACAGCACGCCGGTGACGGTCAAGCCCTGCCCCTATCAGAAGACGAATCCGCAGACCGGACGGCTGGAGGGGATGGTCGGCTTCCCGATCGTGCCGCTGACGACGCGCTACGTCTCCGATACCTGGATGGCCCGCTCCGACTGTTCGATGGCGCAGAACTCCGCGACCGAACTCTCGACCGGCCGGACCCAGATGATCCAGTACCGCGACCGCAACATGCCGCAGTGGGGCTTCGACACGACGCGCGTCGATGCCGATATCCAGGCCAAGATCGCGCGCAACGAATCGATGGCCGGGATCGGCTTCAACGGGCCGGGCGCGGATGCGACGTGGCCGATCGTCAAGGGTCAGATGTCGCGGGAGAATTTCTCGTTCAACGATTACATTCAGCAAGACCTCAATCGGATCTGGGGCATCACCGATCAGGGCACCAGCGCACGCGCCGAATCCGCCAAGACCGCGACCGAGATTCAGACCTCGGAAGCCGCCAGTAAGACGCGCATGGAAGCCGAACGCGCGAAGGTCGTCGACTGGTACTTGAAGGTCGTCGCGAAATTCGGGGCCCTGCTCCAGATGTTCGCGGACGAAACCGAATACGTCGAACTCGTCGGCCAGGACGCCCAGCGCCTGAAGAACATCCCGCCCGAGATTCAACAGCAGGCGGCGGCGGACCCCCAGGCGAAGCTCCTCGTGCCGTGGACGAAGGACGAAATTTTCGGCCGCTACAGCTTCCAGGTGAAGCCGGACAGCCAGCTCCACACCGACGTGACACAGGAACGCGAGCAGTGGTTGAAATTCTTCAACTTTCTGGCGAATGAGCCGACCTGCAACCGCACGGAGCTCACCCGCGAGGGGATGAAGCTCTTTCACTACGACCCCGTGCGGTTCACGCAACCACCGCCCGAGCACAAGCCCGAGCCGCCAAAACTCTCGCTCGCGTTCACAGGCGAGGATTTCGTCGCCCCGCAGGCGCCGATCATGATCGAGCTCGCCGCGCAGCTCGGCCTGAAGATTTCGCCCGAAGCGATCTTGCAGTCGCAGCAGATGCTGCTCCAGGCCGAGCAGATCGCCGCGCAGCAGCAGGTGGAAGCGAACGCGCAGACCGAGCACGGGGGCGCGGCGAAGGAAGCGCCGAAGATCAATAAGCATCCGACCGAGGCGACCGGCGGGATGCAGGGCAGTGGAGCGCCCGCGCCGCTCGGACCTGGGAGCACGATCCAGTGAAGCAGCGGTACACGATCTGCGGCGTGCTCGATTGGGACTTGCTCGAACGCCGCGTGAGATTTGTGGAGCTGGAACACAACTACGCCGTCGAGATCGATTGGGTGCTCCGAGCCGCGTACGCCTACACCTACGTGGACGCCGGAGGGAACACAGTTACGGCGACGGCTCCGGCGGGCACCATCGTCAGTGAAGATCGCCATGTGATTCTCAAGGATTATTCGGAAGTGGCGACGGCGATTCTCGGTCATACCGGCGGTTCATAACAGGAGTCAGTCGATGGCAAATGTTCAAGCGATGTGCACCTCGTTCAAGACCGAACTGCTCAACGGCAGTCACGCCTTCGGGGCGCAAGGCGCGAACGCCGTCCGCACCGTCACCACGAAGGATACCTTCAAGGCCGCGCTCTATCTCGTCTCGGCCTCGCGCGGGGCGGCCGACACGGTCTACAACACGACCGGCGAAGTCACCGGGACGAACTACACCGCCGGCGGCGTCGCCGTGACGAACGCGACCGCACCGACGGCGACCGGCACGACGGCCTTCTGGACCCCGAGCGCGTCGATCGTCTACACGACCGTGACGCTCTCGACCGCGTTCGATGCCGTGCTCATTTACAACGATGCGTCGACGGCGAAGCTCGCGTGCTCGCTCCATACGTTCGGATCGCAGACGGTCACGGCGGGGACGTTTACCTTGACGATGCCGGTCAACGACTCGTCGAACGCGCTGATTCGCATTGCCTGAAGAAGAGACGACATGACGAGACGAGAGAAGATCGCGCTCGGCGCCGTCGTGCTCCTGTCCGCGCTGTGTCTGCTGGCGATGGCGAAGCCGCCGCCGAGGGGCTGTAAGTCGCCGCCGGCGCTCACGCTCTCGGCCCCGCCCGATGTGACCACTGGCGAGCCGTTCACGACGGCGTACAGCGCGCAGCCGGGGGCGGGCCAACCGGGCTGCGCGGTCAGTAGCTGGCTGCTCGACTACGGCGACGGCGGATCGCGCGAGGGGGCGGGTCGCGTGACCGCGACGGACCAGCACGCCTATGCGGCCGACGGGATCTATCCGCTGTCGCTCTCGGCGCAGACGCTGACCGGGCTCGTCTCGGTGCGCGATCAAGTCGTCCATGCCGGGATCTTGTCGCCCCCGCCCGGTGGCGGTCCCTGCACGACCTGTTATTACGTCACCAAGACCGGCAGCGATGCGAACTCCTGCGTGGCCTCGAAAAATCTCGGCACGCCGAAGCTCACCATTGCCGCCGGGGTCGCGTGTCTGCCGACGGGCGCGACGCTCTATATTCGCACCGGGACCTACACGGAATTTATCGGAGAAACCAACTTCACTGCCTCGGGGACGTCCTGGGTGACCCCGATCACCATCGCCGCCTACCCGGGCGACGTCGTCACTCTGCGCCCGAGCGGCGGCGGCGGCGTCATGGGCTTCCGTAATACGGTCGCGGTCTTTCTCATCATCGACGGCTTAATTCTCGACGGCATCAACGCGGGCGGGGGATCGGGCGCCGCGGTGTTCGGCTGCGGCGATACCTCGCATCATCTTCGCGTGCAGAACACGGAGATCAAGAACGGCGACGGCAATGGGGTCTTTTGCGGCGGGAACAATCACGAGTTTCTGAACGACGCGGTCCACGGCAACGGCCTGTTCACCGGGTACACCAATTCCAACGGCATGTATATGTGGGGCGACGCCACGACCATCACGGGCGGATCGTTCTATGACAACGAATGCTACGGGGTTCGGTACTACGACAGCGCCGCGCTCCCGGCGTCCGCCGACAACAACGTCGTGCAAGGTGCGCGCATCTTCGGCAACGGCAACGGGCGCGGCTTGAGCGGCACGTCGGTCTGTGGCTCGGGCGGCGGCGGCATCGTGCTCGCCGACACCAACAACGTGGCGAAAAACAATCTCGTCTACAACAACTATTGGGGCGTGCAGATTAGTCTGGAGAAATCCGCCGCGGTGCAGTGGTACCACAACACCGTCACCGCGAACGACTTCGGCGCCGACATGAGTAACAGCGGCTCCAGCGTCCTGTTCAAGAACAACATCGTCTACAACAACGCCGGATTGAATCTCTATCAGATGGGCAGTGTCGTGCAGACCACGAACCTGACCACGAATCCGAATTTCGTCAATCCGGGGGCGTTCGACTTTCACGTCAATCTCGGGAGCGCGGCCATCGATACGGGCACGTTCCTGCCGTCGGTGGTGGTGGATTTTTCCGGTGTGACCCGGCCGCAAGGCGCGCAAGTCGACATCGGCGCGTACGAGCGGTAAATGGGGATTACCGAAGCGCAGGCCGCCGTCACCAAAAACACCGCCTCGGCGACGTCCGACACGTTGGCGTATGGGTCATCGGTGGCGGTCAATTCGTTGCTGGTGGCGGGCTTCCGGTTCGGCTCGGTCGGGATTACGCCGATCGTGTCGGATAACGTCAATGGCGCGTGGGTTCGTCTCGCGACGCGGGGCACGGTCAGTGACGGCACGATCGAAGTGTGGTCGTGTCTCGCGCTCAGCGCCGGGACGCCGACGGTGTCGGTCGTGGTCGATAGCGCGGCGACGACAATGCGGTGGAGTATTCACGCTTATACCGCAGATACCGCGCTGGCGGTGCGGCAAATGAATATGGGCGGGAGTAACGGGACGCCGGGCACGACCGCGAGCGGCTACGACATCACCACGACCGCGCCCGATGCGTTAGTCCTCGCGTTTGAAGAGAGCGCGTCCAACGGACAGACCTATACAGCGGAAGCGACCTACACACTGCGGGCCGAAGTCCCGGCGGCCCCGAATAGCCGGTACACGATGGCCCACAAAATCGCGACGACGAGCGGCGCCTACTCCGGCACGTTTACCTTTAGCGGCGCCGACAACTGGCAAGCGATCCTGGTCGCCTTTGATGCGCAGCCCCCCACGACCGTCCTCGGCCGCAGGGCGTTTCCGAAATTTCTGCTCCGAGGCCCGGCGTGATTATTCTCGCCAATACGACGGACAAGATCCAAGTGGTCAACGGGACCACGTCGACGATCGATGTGCATGCGTCGTGGGTGGACATGGCCTCGAATGGCTCTGGCGATCCGTCCCCCGGCCGCACAAACACCGCGATCACCACCGCCGCGACGACCGATGTCGTCGCCGCGCCCGCGTCGTCGACCGTGCGCAATCTCAAAGAACTCCAGATCCGCAACAAGCATGCGTCGACGGCGACCGACATCACCGTCGTCTACAACCAGAACGGAACGAGCTTCGAACTGTTCAAACTGACGCTCGCGGCAGGCGAGCAGTTGGAATACATCGAGGGGATCGGCTTTTTCGAGGTTGCCGCCTCGCCCTCGAGCTACGCGCCGAATTTCTCGACTGCCGCGCAGACCCCGACCGCCGCGACGCTCACGCAGCTTGCCGGCTCGACGATCACGGTGCCGGTCGGCAAGCTCCGCATCGGGACGATGCTGCGCTGGCACTTCGATATCACGAAGACCGGCGCGGGCACGGCGACGAGCGCCTATCACGTCCGCGTCGGCACGGCGAACACGACGGCGGATACGGCGGTCTTGACGTTCACGAAACCGCTCGGCACAGCGGTCATCGATACCGGCGTCATCAACATTCAGGCCATTGTGCGCGGGCCGCTCTCGGGATCGTGCATCATGGCGGGGATTTTCGAGCTGTATCACAACCTCGCGGCGACGGGCCATAACACGACGCACGCGACGGCGACCCCCGGCCACATCATCACCGTCTCGTCGGGGTTCGATGCCACGGTCGCGGGCCTCTTTGTCAGTCTCTCGTGTACGACCGGCGCGTCGGATGCGATCACGACACAGTGTATGTTCGCGGAGGCGTTGAACCTCTAATGGCCAATCAAGGCTGGTTCGATACGAACTCGGGCAGTGCGCGGTCGGTCTTTGACGAATCCGCGCAGGCCGAGGGCTGGTTTGATCGCAGCTTCGACGAAAAAGTCTCGACCGCCGATGTCACGCTGGCCCTGACCGGCGTCGGCGGCATCGGCGCCGTCAATACCCCCGGTGTCGCGCACGACCAGGCGACGACGATGGTCGTCGGCACGGGCAGTGTCGGGACACCGGGGGTCGCGCACGGTCAGGCGGTCACGTTCGCGCTAGGGACCGGCGCCGCCGGGACCGTCGTGCAAAGCGAGGCTGTCCCGCTGACCACCGTGGTCGGCACGGGCGCGGTGACGGCTCCCGGGGTCGCACACGACCAAGCGACCACCGGCACCGGGGCGACCGGGGCCGTTGGGACCGTCAGCGTCTCGGCGAGCGACGTCACGGACGTGTTGACGGGCGTCAGCGCGACCGGCGCCGTCGGGACCATCGCCGCGGTCCTGGCGCTGCTCCTAGCGACGGTCGCCGGGACCGTCAGCGCGGGCACCGTCCTCGCCAGCCGGGCGCTCGCGCTCCTGGGGGCGCTGGCGACCGGGGCGGTCGGGACGCTCGGGGCGCTCTGGAATCAGGCGCTCACGTTTGTCGCGTCGACGGGCGCCGTCGGGACGCCGGGCGTCATCGGGACGGCGATTCTGACCGGCGGGCAAGGCACCGGGACGCTCGGGCTCGTTGGGGTCAGCGGCCAGCCGGTGACCGTGGCGGTGACGGGGGTTGAAGCGACTGGCGCGATTCGGGGCACGCTCAGCGCGAGCGGAGGAGACAGTACCGTGGCCGCCATGAATGCCGGCGATACGACGACGCAGTTCGCGTTCTGGATGCGGACCAACGTCCCGAATGGCGACGCCAATACGGCCTTGCGCGAGGCGCTGACGACGCTCTACGGGCTCCCGGGACCGCCGGACTTGGAAACGTATGCCTCAAAACTCGTCGAACGGAAGGCGGCCTAAATGACGCGCGAAATTTTGATTCGCTGGTACGCGCTCACGGAGGAGATGTCCATCCTCGCGCGTGGCCTCGTCACGGTTCAGCACGTCGGCGACGGGAAACTCGCGCCCGTGTCCGAGTTCGGCAAGGTCAACGTCGAAGCGGATGGCGAATTTGTCTACATGCTCTACCAACTCGATATGCCCGCCGTGCGCGCCGCGAAACGCGCAGGATCGAAACAGATGGCGGGGGCGCTGCATCTCCTCCCCTGGCCGGTGTCTTTGACGCGCGGAGACAGGCTGACGCCCTCGTGGGAGGAAGACGGCTGGGTCATGCAAGTCCTACCGGAACTCATCGCGATCTTGGAGGGCCGCGCCCATGCCCTTGTATGACCGCCGCTGTTCCGCCTGTTCGGCGCTCCGCATCGACTGCTGGGAACCGACGGAGGCACCCGCCGTCGGATGCTTAGAATGCGGAGCGCCGACGACCCGCGTCATCCTGCCGAAGCGGCACATGGCGATCAAATCGGACGAGTGGCCGGGCGGCCGGGTCATGTACAACGGCTTCCCTGAGCCGCGTGTGTTCTACAGCCAGTCGTCGTACGAGCGGGCGCTCGCCGACAACGGCTTCCGCGTGCGCGGTGACGGCGAAGAAGGCCCCGGGGCGTGGATCAGCAAAGACTCGCTCGACAAGGCGAAGGAACTGGTGAGCCGTGGACGGTAAAGTCACGATAACGGACGCCGAAGGTGAACCGGCGGAACTGCCGAACGAGCCGATCACCGACCCCGAGCTCGAATTGCTCTTGCAGTACAAGCAATTCTTGCAGCGACGCGGCTACCGCGAAGCGGTCTACTGCACGCGCTGCTGGGGGAACAATCTGGCGGACGGGACGGAGTTTCATGTCCAAAGCCGCGGCGTGAGCATCGAGGCGCTGATCCGGTGCCGATGCCGCGTGGCCTACGGACGCGGAGGCAGTGTGCATTAGACGATTTGACTGACGACCTCGGGCGCGACTAATTACCGCGCCGACAATCCGCTGCCCGCGGAGGTCGCAGACAAGGGCACAGAGAGAAGGGCGCTCTGCGGACCGGGAAACGGTTCTCAGCAGCGCCCTTTTTCTTTTGTGCTCTCGCTCTCTTGCGAGCGCCGCGACGCGATACAGCGGCAAAGGACCGACCAATGGCAGACGACGGCAGTATCACCGCTGGCGACATCGAGGCGGCCTCCGCCTCACAGGGCGACTCGCCATCGCCCGATCCCTCTCCTCTTGGCGACGCCGCAGTGGCGACGAGCGCGGACGCGATAGTTCCGCCTGCGGACCCGGCAACAGGTGAGGTCACGAGCACGCCCGGCGCGCCACCCGAACAACGGTGGCCCTCGATCTTGGAGAACGCCCGCCGAGAGGCGGCGGCCAAGGCCGAGGAAGCGTGGAAGCCGTACGAGTGGGCCAAGCAGGTTCCACAGCAGCAATTCGACGAGATGGTCGGGTGGTATCAGCGGGCGAACGCTGACCCGGTCCAGTTCGCGCAAGAGCTGATTCAGAGCCTGCAACAACACCCCGTACATGGACAGGCGCTCCGAAGTCTCGCCGCGCGGGCGTTGAGTTCGGGGCGAGGCCAAGCAGAGGAACCACAGCCCGATCTGCCGCTGGAATTGGCCGACGGCCGCGTGGTTCCTGTGTATTCGGCAGCGCAACAAGCGAAACGCGAAGCATGGCTCCAGCAACGGGCCGAGCAAGCCTTTGAGGCAAAGCTCCAGCCGTTTCGGGAGATGCAATCGCAGGCGGAAGAACGTGCGCGCGGCGAGGCCGCCACACAGTTCGCGACCACCCTCACCGGGAGTCTGACGAAGCTCCCGGGCTTTACCGAGCACAAGGCGGAGATCGCCCAGTGGATCGCGAAGGCCCGGCTCGAGTCAGACCATCCGGCGGAGGTCCGGGCCGCCGCGCTCGAAGCGTACACGGCGATTGTCGTGCCGAAGCTGTCCTCCACGGTGCGTCAGGGCGTGCTCACCGATCTTCACCACAAAGCCGGGGCGTCCACCGTGAACCCCGCGCAGACCGGCACCGCCGCGCCGAAATCGCTCGCCGACATGACGACGAAAGAAGCGCTCGAAGCCGAATTTGCGCGGATGAGCGGATAGACGCCGGAGAACACACATGCCAGGGACACCAAATCAGGGGCAACTCATCGCCTCGGTCTGGGAAAACAAGTTGGGCGGCAAACCCCGCGACAACATCTTTCTCAGCCGCGCCCTCTTCTACGCCTTGGGCGAGAAGGGCTTCAAGCAACAGGCCGACGGCGGACGCTTGATCGAGAACACGATCGAGTTCGCCGAAAACACGACGATGCAGATGATCGGCGAGATGGACCCGCTCGACGTGACGCGCATCGACGTGTTCGACGTCGCGCGCTACGACTGGAAGATCGCCGCCGGGACGGTCGTCTTTTCCGACCTCGAGCTGCTCCGCAGCGCGGGCGCGTCGGGCAAGTTCGACCTGATGGCCGAGAAGATGGAAAACGGCCGGGATTCCCACATTGCCCTGCTCAATCGGCAGTGCTGGGGCCTCGGGACCGGGTCAAACGACATCGACGGCATTCAGAAGCTGATCTCGATCACGCCCACGACCGGCACGGTCGGCGGCATCAACCGCGCGACGTTCGCGTTCTGGCGCAACAAGGCGACGGACGGCACGAAGACGACGGTCATCTACGACAACCTCCGGGCGTCGATGCGGACGACCTACAACAACTGTTCGCTCGGCGGGATCAAGATGACCCCGACGGTCATCATCGCCGACCAGACGACGTTCCAGGCGTATCAGGGGCTCCTGCTCGCCAACGAGCGCATCGTCACGGCGGACAAGAAGAAGGATGCTGACGCGGGCATTCTCAACGGGGCGACGTACTTCATGGACAAGCCCATGTTCTACGACGAGGACGCGCCCGCGAACAAGGTCTGGTTCCTCAACAGTGAGGTGCTGAAGTTCACGTACCTCAAAGGCGGCTGGATGAAGATGAAGGACGCGATCGAACCGGCCAACGCCCTCACCTCCACCCATCGGATCGCCACCTTCGGCAACCTCAACACGAGTGCCTCTCGGCACCTCGGCGTGGTTTACAACACCGCGTCGTAAGAGAGGACAATCATCATGGCGAACCTTCAACCACAAGACCTCATTGCCTTCGGGCAGGACTCCCTCACCGCCTCCACCACGCCGACCCATCGGCTCGGCACGCGGGCGGAAGATGACTACGGGCGCGTCTATCGCTACGCCTTGGCCGGCGGTGCCGACACGGTCGCCGGCAACGTGCTGCAAGGGCCGGCGATCACCGCGCTCCACTTGGCGAACACCCCGCCCGCCGTCGCGATCGGGGCCACGTCGTTCACCTACACTCCGGGATCGACACTGGGCACGCTCAATCAGTACGAGAAGGGCTTGCTCCAGGTCGATACCACGCCGGGCAACGGCTACGCCTACGGCATCGACAGCAATCCGGCGTTCGCGTCGGCCACGGCGTTCACGCTCAATCTGGCCTCGGACGAACCGATCCAGGTGGCGCTGACGACGTCCTCGCGCGTCGGACTGCTCGCCAACATCTATCGCGGGGTGATCCAGTGCCCCGCGACGACCGCGACCGGCCTCGTGGCCGGCGTCTCGGGCTACATCATCCCCACGTTGCAGTGGGGGTGGATTCAGACCTGGGGTCCGGCCTCGGTGCTCATCGCTGGCACGCCCGCGTTGGGCGCGATGGTGCTCGCCCCGGGCGCGACGGCCGGCGCCGCCGAGATCATGACGACGACCAACCTGATCGTCGCGCAGCTCCTGGGCAACATGCTACAGGTCGGCGTCTCGGGCAAAAACAACTTCGTCTATCTGAAGATCCGAGGGTGACTCGGATCGGTGGGGGGCCGGTCTGTGGCCGGCCCCGTTTTTCGGAAGGAGTCTCGCGCATGGTCACGAAGAAACCCGAACCCGAGGCGCCCGTCGTCTCGCACGCGCCGGTCACGGGCGCGGTCGGATCGCTGACGTCGTCGATTCACGCGACGACCGCCAGTGTGCCGGAAACGCCGAATCAACCCCGCACGGCCGCCCCCGTAGCCGTGGCGACCGCACAGGGCATCGCGGTCGGCGCCACGCACACCGTGCTCCTCTGGGGCGAAGGCGACACGCTGACGCCGATCGAGGTCACCGGGCCGCGCAATGCCCGCGAAATTCAGGTCATGGGGCTCCCGTACGACCACGTCGATACGCAGTGGTCGACGGGCCTCTGGATCTACCGCAACGATCGGAAGAACTGACATGGCTGACAAAGACCTCGAAGCCCGCTTCGCGGAACTCTCCGAGCGTAATGCGGCGCTGATGGCGGCGCTCGAAGCGAAGATCGCCGCACCGGCGGGAGGTATTACCCCCGATCAACTCGAAGCGATCATCACGCGCTCGACGGCGGCGGCCAGTAAGGGCTCTGAGCTCATCGCCTCGAAGTACAAGCCGGAGAATGTCGACCATCTCCACAAAGGCCCGTTCGAGCATCCCGAGGGGGGGATCACGCATCCGAAGCCGCCGCTCAAGCGCGAGATGTATCACGGCGGCTTCCGCCTGCGCGATCAGGACATCAGCTACGTCGAAGCCGAAGCTCTCAATGCCCTGTCCGACTCGCTCGGGCGGGCGCAGCGGCGCCTCGCGCGCAACGGGACATGGGTCGCGGAAGTCAACGATCGGGACGACCGGCTGACGATTCGGACGCCGATGAAGACCATCGACGACCGGGCCGACTTGCCGGGCCTGCTTCAGATCGCGATGGAGCTGACCAGTGGCGACCGCGCCCTCGAAACGGCCGACATCCTCGCGGAACTCGCGCTCCTCAAGAGCGAGATGGCCGCGCTGAAAGGCGTCCCCGCGTGAACCTCGAGGCGCTCTTGGCGGACTGCTACCGGCGCTGTGGGTATGCCCCCGGGCCGCCGTCCGAGATCCGCGATCTGTTCACGGCGCACGTCAATGACGCGCAGCAGGAACTGGCGGCCGACCCCGCGCTCCAGTCGCTGTTGCGCGCGAGCACCACGTTCACGAGTGCGCCCGGCGTGGCGGAGGTCGGCCTGCCGCCGACCATCTCGCGCGTCTGGACGGTACGGGAAACGACGAACAACCGGCGCCTGTTCCCGCTCACGCGCGATAGCTATCGGATGATCGCGCCCGATCCCGCGCAGACGTCGGGGACGGCCGACCATTACGTGCTCCTGGGGCCGACCTGTGTCGCGCAGCAACCGGCCGTCGCGGACGACGTCTTTGTGCTGAGCACGGACGTGCTCGACACCGGGATCTTCCACGCCGAAGTCGTCACCGAAGGCGGCTTCGCGCGGACGGTGACGCTGATCCTGGCCGGGCAGGTCGCGGTCAGCCTCGGGCTCTTGGACATCATCGGGATCACGGACTGGTATCTCGACGAGCCCGCGCTGGGAGTCGTGACGCTGCACGCGGGATCAGGCGCGGGGCCGGAACTGGGCCGCATCGGCATCGAGCAGACGCGCGTGCGCTATCAGGGGCTGGCGCTCCTGCCGACGCCGTCCGATGCGCGGGTCTATCTCGTCGAGTACGAGCGGATCGTCTCTGACCTCGTCTCTCCCGCCGATGCGCCCGCGTGGTTGCCCGACGCCTTCCAGCGGCTGCTGTCGATCGGCGCGCGCCGGCGTTACTGGGAAGACAAGCGGGAAGCCGATCGTTATACGGCGGCGCTCGCCGAGTGGAATATGACCGTCGCCCGGCTCAAGGCGTTCGTGAACAACCCGCCCGATCAGACGCTCATCCCCGGTCGGGGACCGTGGGGCCGCAGTGACCTTGGCGGCGCCTATCCGGCGTCGACCATTTTTGATTGATGGGGAGCTATGGCTGACAACACGAGTCTCCCGCCCTCTGCGACCAAGGCCGCGACCGACGAGGTCACCTATTCCGGCGATATCGCGGTCGTTCAGGTCGTCCGACAGGCGCACGTCATCGGTGCCGAAGGCTCGAAGACCGTTACCGACATGAGCGCCCCGACCGGCACGCCAGCGGCGGCCTCGCTGTCGGTCCATGAGCTGCCCGCGACCTCGGGGGGCTGCTCGACCCTCCATCGCGTCTCGACCGGGGCCGTTCAGGATCAGGCCATCGTCAAAGCGAGTCCGGGGCAAGTCTTTGGGGTCTACATCTACAACAACTCCGTCTCCCCGGTCTTCGTCAAGTTTCACAACCAAGTCTCTCTGCCCACGGCTGGCGTGGGCGTCGTGGCCGCCGTCGGGATGCAAGCGGGCGTCAGTAACTACGTCCCGATCGCGAAGGGGCGCGCGTTCAGTGTCGGCATCGGGATCACGATCGTCTTGGAGATTGCGGATAACGGCACGACCGCCGTCGCGGCGGGCGCCTGTGTCGTGGATGTGGATTACAAATGAAGCCTTTTGCCGCACTACCCATCTCTCGCACCTGGGCGCTCGTCTGGTCTGTCTCGGCGTTCATGATCCTGGCCTCTATTCTCAATGAACCGTCGTATAGCCAGCAGCCTGTCACGATCCAGAGCGGCACCATTACGACCGTCGGCAGCGTGACGCAGAGCCCCGACACGCGGCAGGCGACCGCCGCCAACCTCAACGCGCAAGTCCAAGGCAACGTCGACGAAGACCTCACGGTCGCGGGCAAACCCGTCCAAATCGCGGGGCGCGCGTCGACCTCGCTTCCGACGGCCGTCTCCACCAACGACGTCATCCGCCCGTGGTTTTCCCTCAACGGTGCGCAAAACTTCATCGCCCGCGACACGCTCGGCATCAGCGCGATGGACGACACGCTGCACGCCGCGAAAGTCACGGTCGTGGGCGGCGGCGCGGTCGATCTCGCGGACGGCGCGGCGGCCGGTCCCGGCCCGCTCGGGAAAGTCCTCGGGCGCACGGCGGTCCCGACAGCGGTCGCCGAGAGCACAGTCATCTCCGCCTGGGCGACGACTACGGGGAGCGTCCATGTGGTCCCGACGGCGGCGGCTGCGCCAGACGGCGCGGCGACGACCTGTTATCTCGCCTCGTTGGCGACGACCAACAGCACCATCTGCAAGGCGAGCGCGGGCGTGATCTACGACATGAGCGTCGTCAACACGACGGCGAACGTCGTCTTTCTGCGCCTCTATAACCTCTCGTCGGCCCCGACGTGCTCGAGCGCGACCGGCTTCATTGAATCGGTCGCCGTGCCGGCCTCGACCAGTGGCGCGGGCATTGTGCGGACCTTTTCGGTGGGTCGGGCGTACCCGACCGGGATCGGGTTCTGCCTGACGTCTGGCGCTGGATCGACGGACACCACGCCGGCGGCGGTCGGTACGTATATTTCGCTGGGTTACAAATGAATGCGCGCCCTCCTGCGTCTCGCGATCGCGCTGTTCGTCGCGAGTGTCGGCCTGTGGGCGGCGATTCCGGCGACCGACACGTTCACGCGGGCGGACAGCGTCAACGATCTCGGCCCCAATTGGACCGCGCAGGACGTTGGGCATCCGCTGGGGATTTTAGGCCAACGGGTCTACGCGACGACATTTACGTCCTGGTCAACATCCTTCTGGGGCGGCGATACGTTCTCGGCCAATCATGCGTCGGAATGGCGGGTCATCGATGATGGCTTCGCCGGCATCCTCGTCACCGTCCGCGCCTCTGGCACGACGGAGGCGACGCAGCAGTTCTACGGCATCGCGGCCGACCAGTCCGGCGGGTCGATTGTCCTCGTGACGGGCGGCGCGATGAGCGTCATTGCGCCGTTCGTGGCGGTCTTCAACGGGGATCTGGTCCGGCTCGAGGTCTGCGGGTCGACGGTGACGGGCAAGGTCAACGGGGCGACGCAGGGCGCGGTGACCGACGCCACGCTCGTCTCGGGGCAACCGGGCGGAGGGATGTTCGACTTGAACACGCTGATCGACGACTGGACCGGCGACAACGTCACCTGTGGCGGCCCGCCGCCCAGCACGAAGCGGCTGCTGCTGATGGGCGTGAGCGAGCATCCATGAGGCGTCTCCTCGTCGTCGCGCTCCTCCTCGGTCTGATCGAGCCGCTGACGGCGCAAGATACGTCGATCCTCGCCACGAACCGGAAAGTCGACTGGTCGACGGCCGGGGCGACGATCGTGACGCGCACGACGCAATGCGGCGGGACGATCGCGGCCTATACCGGCGGGCCGGGCACGATCAATACCGCGATTGCCAACTGCGCCAGCGGCCAAGTCGTGCAGCTCGGCGCCGGCACGTTTTCACTCAACGGCAGCATCGACATCCTCCGGAGCGATGTCACCTTGCGCGGGATGGGGCCGAACCTCACGAAGATTAATTTCACCGGCAATAGCTTTGGCTGTGGCGGGTTGTTCCCCGACGTGTGCGTGTCGTCGTCGTCGCCGGATTACATCGGCTCGCCACAGAACACGGCGACGTGGACCGCTGGCTACTCGAAGGGCACCACCGTCGTCACCCTCGGGTGCGGCGGCAACTGCGCGTCCATGAACCTGCAGGTCGGTTCGATCCTGCACCTGGATCAACTCGACGACAGCAACACGGACCCAGGCACGCTCTGGAACTGCTCGGCGACGCTCTTGAGTAGCAATGTCGGGTGCGCGGGCGAAGGCGGACAGGAAGGGCGCAGCGGCAGGAATCAGACGGAGAACCCGACCGTCACCGCCATCAACGGCAACCAAGTCACGATCGCGCCCGGGCTGAATATGCCGAACTGGCGCAGCGGCCAGACGCCGGGCGCGTGGTGGATGACGGGCCTGCCGCTGACGGGCGTCGGCATCGAGTCGCTGTCGTTTGACTCGTCCGCGAATGGGATGGACGCGCAATCGAGCCGAGGGACGATCGTCATCCGCTCGACGCGGCAGTCGTGGATCGCGAACGTGCGCGCGACGAAGGGCAAGCGCGCGATGGTCCTGCTCTACCACACAAACCACATCACCGTCCGCGACAGCTACCTGCACTCGTCGCGGTCGCTGGCCGACCAGGCGTA